CTGCTGTCACATCGGCATCGGCAGTCAATGTCATTCTTGTAAATCTCGGTATTGAGGTTCTTTCGCTGCCGAAGTCATCACCATCAAAGATGTTGATGTCCGCTTGCGTGATCACCGGCTTCTTGTTGACTGGACCATATAGGTATATCTTGGCGGTGAACTGAAACACGGCGAAGTTCACTTTTCTCTGTGCATAGTCACCATACGATCCATCGTCTCCCTCCGTGAGATTGACGCTGGTCAATACGACCGGAATATCAACATCATCATCAATACCCTCTATCAACTTCAGGGTAAACACATACTCCGGCGTGAAGTACGGAACAATCTGCTCCACAATCTGGAGGTTGTCCTCCATTGATTTTGCCATCACGCTCAAGTTTATGAAGAGGTTGTAAGGAACCCTCTCGTATCTGGAACGCAGATTTTCCCTGTCATAATAGCCGACCGTCTGCTGGATGCTATTCAACTTACGGGATGAATCGTACTGGAGATTGCCGATTTCAAAAGCGATTCTGGGCAGATAATTCTCAAGACGAACAGCCTGTTGGTCAAAACTTGTCCCAATTCTTTCAAGCCGCTTGAGAAACTTCTGTCGGGGACCGTATGCAATCGGAACCTTGATTCTCTCTATCTCATTCCCGCCATTGGCATCCTTTCGTGACACATGGATGTTGTTGAACATGGACGCGAAAGCGACTATGACCCGACGAATGGTCCCGTGATAGTAGTATTGCAGCATCAGGGGTCTCCAAAGGGATTGGCTTCGTCAAAGTTCAAGTACTCATCGGCTTCTTCTTCAATGGAACTGTTCTTCGCCTCGTCAAGAATACCCATTCTGTCTGTCTTGGTTGATATCTCGGCGTATGAACTATTGTTGGTCTTCGTCACATATGCGGTGAGTCCGTCTTCCGTCTCTTCAATCCAAGTACCAGTAACATTGGTGAGAGATAGGACTTTCGGAGCACTTCCGGAGTCATATGAGTAGACCACCGCCCTTGCAGATGCGTCCGCAACCGATCCTGTAGGTGAGCCATCCTCGTATTGACATACGAGGTCGCCTTTTGCAAAAGTTCCTCCTCCATACAACACCCCCAGGTTGAGATTGATTTTGTATCCTGTCTCGTCGTTGACCGCATCCACTTCCGGAACGCCAGTATTGAAGTCCTCTTCGGAGAACTGGAACAGTTCGCAAGTCATCTGATAAGAATACAACTTGCCCAATTGATAGAAAGGGTTTTCATGTTCTACGAACTTGATTTCAAACAATCCCTTGCTCAAGGGCAGGAACAGCAAATCACCCTCAAGCGGTCTGTCCATTCCTGTTTCTCTCTTGAACCTGCGTCGGGAAACGGTGAACTTCACGCTGTCGCGAATCTCAAATCCAAACTTCGTGAATGTATCACCACCCTCAAAGGCGGTGGTGCTGTCCATGTACATCTCAATCATCTTGAAGGTATTGAATCGTGAGTAGCGAGACTCACCGAAGAGGTCGTCCTTGCTCACGATGTTTCGCGGAATGTAATAGACTTCCTGCCCGTAAATCTTGATGGCTTCAACCGTCAGGTCGTCCACAAGGTTTCGTTCGGGCTGGTATGTCTGGCTTACGGTGCGGATGTATGGATTCAGTGCCATGTATCATCCCATTATGAAGTCAATGGGCAACTCGCCCTTGAGCCTGATTTCCTTCTCTATCTCTTCCTTCTGTGCCCATGCGTCCTTCATCATTGTCATGCCGTCAAGGGTGATGTCGCCGGGCAACTTGATGCCGGAGTACTTGGCGAGATTCACTCCCCACTGCCAGCGGACGAGGGCGATGCAATACTTCTTGAGAAGCATGTCGTTGTAGATTTCAGGGTAAACGCGGGGGTCAAGAATGCGATATGCCTCAATGATAAGGTACATTCCGGGGGACAATTGTCTCTTGTCCGAATCAATGTACAACTTGTTCGCCACGCGATTGAAGCGAATGCTCTTGTCGGGAGACAGAAACTGCCGTAGAAGCGAAAGGTACTGCTGCGTCATGTCGTACTGGACGAGGTCAATCGTGCCAAAGGTGTAGAGGTCATTCAAGGCGTACTGGTAACGCACATCAAACATGCCCACCGTCTGTTGGGTGAACTGGAAAATTCTCGTCACGCTGACGATAAGGTTTTCAAGAAGGACACTATCACCTGTGCAATCTGGGTCAATCGCAGTTTGACTGGCTTCCGCAGGGTCAAATCCATGCCCATCTGCGTTCTCTGTTTGATTGTTGTCCGCAACAAAGGAGATGTACCCATTGTCAATGTCCTGTTGGGACAACTTGTACTTCAGGTAAACCTTTTCAACCCCGTCAAAGTGATACTCGGAAAAGTACTGTAACGCATCGTTGATGCGGTCTTCCAGTTGCTCATCCGCTATGTTTATTTCTAGAACGGGGTGTCCGTTTGCTCTTAGGGCGTACTCCTTCAGTCCCGCCCTCGATGAGATTATCCCGCTGCTGCAACTCGACATTTACAGGTTCCTCCAGCGGGTATTTAGCCTTTACCGCTTCTCTTTTAGCCTGCAACTCTTTTGCGGCATCGTCTCGCTTCTCAACGACTTTCTCCCACAAAGCGACAATCAGGCTTTCAATGCTCGGGTACTCGGTCTTTCTCAACTGCGAGGATGTGGATGTATTCTTGGTGAACTCATCTACCGTCTTGCGGTCATCCTTGCGAATCATTTCCACCAACTTTGCGAAGTCGCTGGACCTTCGAATGTATCTCTCGCCGTCTTCCCATCTTCCCGGAACTATCCAAGAACCGCTTTTCGCCTTGTATTGCCTGCTCTTTCCGTCGTAAATCATGGCAATGAGGTCGCTGGGATACTTGTATCCCGGCTCCAGCACCAGAAAAGCCGAAAGGGGAATCGTCAACCCACCAATCACTATGTTTTCGCCGTCATGCTTGAACGCTGCCATGTGTCATTCCTTTCATCATTCCGCCGCCGACGGAATCGTTCCATCCTTGAAGTCTGTCGTGGTAGATGCGGCGGCGGTCACTTTTCTTGCATCCGTGCTTCCGATGCTTCCCTTGAACTTCCCGTCAATGGACTGAACATCTCCCTTGATTTTCAATTTTGTCTCGCTTGTGTTGGTCACGGGATTCACTCCCGTTGTTCCCTTTGCGAGACTCGGTACATGAACAACACTATCAATGGATAGTATAGAGAATGCGTTTTCCCCTGCGGCGGTGGATTGATTTGCCGTTGCAATATCAGAATCCACCTTGTTGTTGTAGAGGTCGGTGAAGTTGCCGACCTTTGCCGTTGACCTATCCACAAAGAGTGCCGGACCGCGAACAACCATCTGTTCTATGTTCGCCGAGGAATTGTCCTTCACCACCACAGGAGCAAGGTTCTTGGTAAGGTAAGATTTTTGCTGACCGTCATCCTTGATGTGTACAGAGGCAGTTTCAATAGCCACGGATGGAATCGCGTTTCTGGACAGTACCGAACCCTCAACAGAAGCCGAAGAATTCTTGTCGGCGTAGATGCCGTAGTACGAATCGCTCACTGAACTGGTCTTTACCTTAGCGACTCCCGATTCGGTGGCATGGACCGCCGTCGGATAGCCGATGAACACGCAGTTCTCAATCTCAACCTTGCCTCCTCTGGTCTGCACGGCGATTGCATTGCTGTACTCGCCATCCGGAATGTACTGGTCAATGTATGGATTGCCGCCCGGAGACAGTCCAGGAGCGGTGTTGACGAAAGCGATGTTGCTTATCTTCGTCTTGGTGTCATTGTCGCCGAAGAACGCTCCCTGCGGAGACGAACTTCTTACCGTGATAGTGTACAGGTCAAGGTTGTTGACATAGTTTCTGTATGTCTTGTTGAGGAATGGAGTGTACCAAGATGCAGTTCCCTCGTTCGGGTAGAAGACGGTGAGATATCTGCTATCCGCATTCGTGACTTCATATCCGCCGACAAGGTTCGTGAAGAAAGTTCCGGTCGTGGATGTCACTCCGATTGCACTAGCGGTGATTGAATTCTCTCCGAGAACCATGCCCATGCCGATGTCGGCGATTGAGTTTCCGGTTCCCAAATCAAAGGTCATGTAGAACCCGGTATTGCTGGTCGCACCGGAAATGAGATATGTGGCACTGATTGTCAGAGCCTCAACCTGTTGCGTGATGATTCCTTCCGGCACTCCCTGTACGAGCATCTGCCTTTGGGTGTGGTTGTACCAAGGCTGGTCTAATTCATAAACACCGGGAAGTAGGTTGTAGCGTAGTCTTCTGCCGAGAGAAGCAACAGAATCTCCCCGGATAATGGAGAGGCTGTAAACAGAGTTCCTGTCAATCTTGACAAAAGGATTGGTCGGTTTGGTTCTGGTTGATGTGTAGTCATATTCATACTCATTCGGGACATTACCCGGATCTGAGTATGCAAACGGAGCGGACGCATCAGACCTGACGATTCCATTCGCCTGCAAAATTGACATTGCATATGCGAAGTTCGTGGGATACAATGGGTCCGTTGAGAAAGGAGTTCCGCTCAAAAGACTCGCATTCCCGATTATGCCATCTTTGTATATCGAGTTCGCTTGTAGCATCAACGAATCTTCATCTTCCGACCCACCTCCAACCAGAGGGTCGCAAGGGCAGTTCTCTCCATTAGTTCCCGGATTTCCTTGGTCTCCTTTTTCTCCATTGCAAATTATCACCTCTGTAGTTGCACCGCTACAATAATCGCCACCTGTATATCCAAGAACAATCAACCTACAAGGAATTTCATTTTGGGTTGTTGGGGTATTGCTTACTATCCATACGCTGCAACCAGTATTTCCGGTAGCACCAGTCGTGCCGATGGGACCGGTTTCCCCTGTAGGACCAGGATTGCCTGTGGCTCCAGTGGGACCGGCTGGACCGGCTGGACCGATTTCAATTCCCGGTCCGCTGAACTTCTTGTGTCGGATTATCCAGTTGGTCCTCACGAACGGAGGCATGATTCCGATTGGGTCATTATCCGAGGTGAAACCGGCATTGTATGTCTGATAGTCTGATGTATTTCTCAATCCGGCATCAATAACCGATACAAGAGGCGGAGATGAATTTGTTTCTGTTGAATGCAAAACCTTGTTGTCATGGTCGGGAATCTCGTCGGTGGTGAGGATATGGGTTTCTGCACCTCCGAAGCCACCGCGATATCTTTGGGCTAGTCCGACGGAATATCCTGCACCGAACACCGTTCGTGCACGCAAATCGGGTATGAAGAATCTATCGGTTCCTGTCACTCCGCTTTCATTGCTGGCGAGCGAACGGACATATGCAATGGAGTCTTCGGACGCATTCAAGAAGTTGACGATTGATGTTCCCGTATATCCCTTCTCAAATGTGAATGTAGCCTGAGTCAGACCTGCATTCACTCCCGAGAGATATGCAATGGCAACATCATTCGTTCCGCCGAAACCGATGACATAGTTCTTGTTTGTGTCGGAAGAAAATGCAGTGTTCAATCCATGCATGAACTGTGGTGTGCATTCATCATGACCCTCGTCCTTGAACGAAAGCACGATGTCCCGATACGGATTACCCACCGGACCGGTGATGTCCGCCACCAAACCGAGAATCTTGTATGTGTCTCCTATGGCGGCATACAGGTCTTCGTATTCATCATCCGACTTCAAGAAAGAAGAACCGTCACACAATTTCCAGGTGGAAGGAACAAGATTGCAACTTCCTGCCCATGGTATGACTGAGCCGACGGGAGTGAACAGGGAAGCACCACCTGGACTGTTCGGCAGAGAATTGATTACGATTGCGGAATCCGAGTCTCTTGCGACCATCAAGGGAACCACATGAGATGTTCCGTTTGACGGTTTGTTCGGGGAGAGTTTTCCGTCAGCCGTGGACGAAAGGTAATAGACCGTACCCGCCGTCAGGCTGGTGCTTCCATCATCTATAGCCACCGCAGGGAAATCAATCTCGCCCTGATAGATTACTTCTATCGTGTTGAGAGTGGTATCCTCAATGATACCGACGACAGCACTGGTCTGGAGAGTATCCGCTCTGGCTTTAGCCCATCCAGTCACTCCACCCACATAGTAGACCACTTCTCCGGGCTGGAAAGAGTGACCTGCCTGTGTCCAGGTGTTCAGAATTCTCCGACCGTCAGACCCTCCGGATACTCCTCCGCCAAGGGATAGTGGAATTGCGCTATAAGCCATCAGTGGTGTCCCCGTCTAAATGATGCAGACTGCCACTATTTAGCGGCTATCAAGTACCACCAGCCAAGATGGCATCGGTGGCAAACTTGAGGTTGGCTTCAATTCTTGGCTTCTGGTCTTGTGGGTACTTGTTATCCTGTAGGATTTGATTTGCCGAGTGGCGAGCCTCATGATAGTGTTCGGTCCAGTAAGCGGCGATGGAAAACTCGTCAAGGATAGCCCACTCGTAGATTCCCTGACCGACGAAGAGGGCACCTTCGGGGTAACGAATCTTGAGAGCCTGCTTGGCGAAGCGATAGGCTTGATCCCATCGGCAGTAAATACGGCACAGGCGAGCAGCCGCCCAGAGGCTTTCCGCACGCCACGGGGCAATCTGGAAAGCCTGAAAGTAAGTCTTGATGATTTCGTCAAAGGGTTTGTTCAGGATTTCCATGATACGACCCGCCTGATACCACGAATAGAACACTTCTTCGTTCCATCCACCCAACTCCGCTCGCTTCACATATGCCACAAGAGCCTTCTCCCACTGCTGGGAGTCCCGGTAGGACTGTGCAAGGTAGAAGTGATAACGATTGAAGTCCTTTTCCTCAACCGTACCCGAAGCGAGAGCAGCCTCAAAACGCTCGGCATCATGCTCATACTTCTTGGGATTGCTGGAACGGGCACCGTCCTGAATTGGGGTGTTCATGAATCCACGGGCGAAATCGCGCGACCCGATGGCATCCTTGCAATCCACATATTCATGCAGGATACCGCGATAGTAGAACGGCTTCTTGTTGCTCGTCATCTGCGGACGGTGATAGCGGGTCTGCCCGAACTGTGCAAAGATGTTGTAGAGGTCGGCGGTAAGACTCTCCTTGAACTTCATCGGGTCAAATCCAGGCTCAAAGACGAGAATCTCGTCCGCATCAATCATGAGAGAGTAGTCGTGATCGGTCTTCTGTGCGTACTCAAGAGCCTCGCTGCGGTTGAAACCGAAGTCCCGCCATTCGCTCTGGTGCAACTCACCGGGAATCCCGTTGCGGTCAAAGAAATCCTTGATCTTCTGCTGAGTGCCGTCCGTGGAACCGGTGTCCACAATGACCCAGTAATCAATCAGGGGAAGAACCGATGCAAGACAACGCTCAATGACATGAGCCTCGTTCTTGACGATCATGCAAAGGTTGATTGTCTTGTTCTTCTTCGGGGTAGCCGGATTCAATGGGGCTGGAACCGAATCAATGCCCTGCGGGGCTTCAAGAGTTGCTTCAAGGGTAGCGGTATCGCTCATTATGTTCTCCATGATGAAGAGGGTACGAGTCTATTTATACGACACCATCCAAATCATGTGAAGAAAGCGAAAACTAGACACCAAATCTTGCTCTGGTCTGATTGTAGTTTTCTTCAATTTCCAAATCTGTCAATCTTCTATTGTAAAAATAGAAAGAACCTATCCTGCCGTTCAAGTAGTCTTCTGTAGAAAACCCGGTCTGAAGACCTCTTCCGAGTATCAAATCATTGTCTTCGTTATATGTGTCGGTTCCGTGTGAGGAACTAATGACTTTGGTGTTATTTACATAAGCAGCGACAGAATCGCTCTCCGAACTTATTTTCAACACCAAGGTTACAAGATACCACCCGCCGACAACAAAAACAGAACTTGCGGTCGTGTATGACCTGTTGAGAGATCCGCCGTTTGTGTTCATTCTCAAAGAACCGCCTGTTGATGTTCTTACCGTATATCCATCAGAAGCAAAACCAAGGCTCTGTTTGGAGAAGATTCCAGACACCCCACCCGATGTGTTGCTAAAAGAATTGAAGTACACCCATGTCTGTATCGTGATGTAAGATGTGGTGCTGGCGGCAAATACTGCTTGACTGTTGTCTATCAATACGACGCTGTCGTTCGTTCCGTCGAAAACTATGGCTCCGCCGTTTTGAACGGTGTATGTCGGTCCATTGCTGAGTGTCCCGCCATAGTTCTCGGATACAAGATTGTTCCATTGTGTCCCCGATCCAGGATAACTCCTATCCACAGAAGCATCCAATTGCAAAACAAGGCCATCGAGTATCACGGAACCCCTACGAGATTCCATGACACCGATACGGAGAGGATTCATCTCGTCATGTCTCCAACGACAACCCAATCGTTTTGTTGTCTGTTGAGAAGAGTTGCAGCAGCCCATTGACCGCTCAATTTCAGGAATGAATTTCTGGAATTCAATGTCACACCCGCGTCCGCGGTAAGATTCGTATTTCCTGTGCCTGTTTGCAGAACAGTTATCTGTGTGCCTGTGGGGAATTGCACAGAGGAGTATGTGGGTATCTTCAGGTCATGGCTGAAACCGACATTCATCTGAATGACTTTGCCTGCATCAGTCAATACGAGTGTATGTCCGGTGGTTTGTGTGATAAAAGTCAGATTCCCCGTGGGGTCTCCGGTCGCTCCATTGGCACCTGTGCTTCCGATTGGACCGGCAGAACCAGTTGGACCAGTATTGCCCGTCGGTCCCCTATCACCGGCAGGACCGGCAGGACCAGTTGGACCCTGTGCTCCTCTTTCCGTTTGAACGGAAGTGACGCTTACATTGGGAATCGCCTTGGACCCCGTGAAGACAGTAACATTGATGGGGTCGTTTGGCATCAGGACTTCGTTATCTCCGGATGGACATAAATCATGCCCTGAACAAGACGCTGAACAGTGCTGCCGTTGTCCGACTGCAACTCAACATCATAGAACCATGTTCCGGCTTTGACCGCCGCAGTACCCGTCGCCGAAAGGGAGACGAGGATGTATCCCGTCCCTCCGGTGATGGAGGCGTTCAGGTTCACGGCACTGGTAGAAGTGTAGAACTTCCGCATCTGGCAACTTGCAGTGTAGCCGGACGACAGGTTGATGGCATTTCCCGTCGTGTCCTTTGCGAGGATGAGGAACGAGAAGTTGGAACCTTGGTCCATGTCGTGATTGATGCTGACTGCCATTTTTCCTTACCTTGTATTGAAATAGGAACAATATCTATCATTCTACTCTTATGCAAAAACCATGTCTTGATAAATCTTGTGAGGGAACAACAGAACCACCACCGGGACTACTGGTGCCCTGAAGTGGATTTGTTATAAAGGGGTGATTTGAAAGCACGATTTGACCGATTGTGGATGCAGGATTAGTAACTATCAACTCTGCTGTGTTGTACATCACTGGTATCTGATATGAGGGTCCATTTTGTGAGGCACCTGCGGTGCTACTAAAAAGGCTGATAAAGGCAGTTTTGTAAATAATAAACTTCCACTTTCCTACAGGAAGAACTTCATTCCAAGTCGGAGACGACGAGGCGGCGTAATTATAAGTTGTACTGCAACTGCCTGGACACGGAACACTAACTGTTATCGTTCGTCCTGGTTGATAAGAAAAACCTACCATACTTTGAGAAAACAATGCAGGTGTGGCTGTAGGTGTAACTCCCTGCGGTCCCTGCGGTCCCTGCGGTCCCGGCGGTCCTTGTGGTCCCGGTAAACTACCTGATTTTACCACCGGAACCCATTCATCTCCTTGTTTTACATATAGTTCACCCATTTAATTCTCCTATTATGCTATTCTCATGATGTAAGCAAGTGCGTAGAACGGCGGTCGGTTTTCGTGTGATGTGGGAGATTGGGTAGAATCGAGATCGGATACGCCGTATGTTCTTATTGCTTGTGGATTTGCTCCAACATCGTTTGGATTGACACTTCCACCATCATGACCACCAGAGCCATCGCCAGGAAGAGTTGTAGTTCTTACCCCATTTGTATATCTTGTGCTGAATCTACCTTCCCCATTCCCCACACCTGCACTCCATTCGCCAAACGATAACAAATCGTTATTGCCTGCTCCGGTATATCTGGCAATACCGTGTCGGTGATCGGGAATTTGAGTAACACTTAATTGTACGCTTGCAGCACCACCACTAGCACCAACACCATACAGCCCACCGGCACCAACGATGAACCGATCACGAAGATCTGGAGTTCCTCCTGATCCATCACACAATCTGTATCCAAAAGGAATGTTTGCAATTGCTCCACTCCACATGATGATACCACCGAGTGGAATTTTTGAACCATCCGGAGCAGGAGTAGTATCGGTATCATTGTACCAGACAAAACCTTCTGGATACCCATCCGTTGATGTGGGTGGGTTGGTGCTTGCCACTTGATACATCTTCCGACGAGCGACAGAACCGCTGTTGATATCCACAGTCAGTATTGAGGTATCACTCCCCGCCTGCGAAGAATCCATTGATGCAGAACCCCGGAGAGTCACGCTGCCGGTCGTATGAATATCCGACCCACTCAAGGAGGTTCCTGTGTACTCCACCAGTTCCGTTTCTCCGCGAAGCATGAGATGCTTCATCTGTCCGGTGTGGACGGGGGCGGATGTGACACCCGTCGGGAAAACAAATCTTATGCTTCTGACCCATCCTGCTTGGGTGTTGCCGTTCGCATCTGCCGGATTCTCGTCTCTGTAAATGGCTAGTGCAGCCCTACCATCGGTGATGCCTCCAAGAACAAAGTCCATATACCTTCTGTTCCGTTCGTTGGCCGATGCATAGTTCGGACCCAAGTTGGTGATGTTGGCTCTGATTCCCGAAATGTATCTGGCGGGAGCGGTAGCACCGGAGATTCCGACCCCCCAGAAATTCAAGGACATTGCATCAGCGTAAGCGGGCGAACCGGACAAGGAGTATGTGGCGGTGTTGTTGTTGAAGATGTTGATAGCAGCCCTACTTGCGTCTCCTCCCATGACATTGAGTGCCGAGTTATTCCATTGTCCCGATGAATTCTCTGCCACAAACTGATAACTCGTAGGAATGCCATTTGTCCACCATGTCCAATCGTCGGAGGTAATGCCCGAGCCTACATGCTGGATGGACAACGAATTCTCAAACTTGTCCCTGCCCAGCGTCCCGTCGCTCAACACCGCTGCATTGGTGTGGAACTGGTTCTTGTTGCCGGTAGTCAATACTGGATTGACATGAGCAGCATCGTATCGGATGTAGCGATTGTCATGGTCGTGTCCGCTCAACACGGTTGCAGAAACACCCTTGCGATACCGGATTATCCAGTGCATGGATACGAACGGAGGGAAGATTTCAAATGATTCCCCGTCACCAGTAGCCGACCCAACAACAGTATTGGTGGAAGTACTGTTGCCAACTCTGCCAGCACCAACTCCGTCAACTATCACAGTCTGGTCAAATGTGCCGTGACTGTGTGGAGGAAGATTTTCGGAT